CCCAAGTATGAAGTGGAAATAACCTGAAGGAGGTCCGACCATGACCACGATTCAAGCTCATGCAATCGGAGCCCGCGAGCAATTATCGGGAAGGCCGATGGATGCACCCCAACTCCTGGCGACCCTTCGTCGATTTGCCCGTGAGAGCGATCTTGCTTTCGAAGGACCGATGACCCAAGCGGAAGATACGGCTCATTTGGCAGTGGCAAGGCACTTCATCGACGAATGCAGGCGGAGCGGATCAGACCCCGCCGAGGTTCTCCGGGCCGTGGTGACCCATTGGCGAATGATCCGGGCGGGGGTGCTCAAAGCCCATGACGGGCGGGCCGTGTTCCTTCCCCCTGGCGTTTGCTTCTTGTCGTTCTACCGCTGGCGGCGGGAGATAGCCGCATGGTTGGAGGTTCACCATGGACACACTGAAAAGAACTCATAGACGCCTATCAGCGCTTGTTGACGCCGGGCACGGCAGGAACCACCCGGAACTCTACGACCTGTTGGAACGGATCGAAAGTTTGATTGTTTTGGCGACCGGGGACTATCTCATCCCCGAGCATGAAAGAAAGGTGCGCTATGGCGTCTGTTGAAAACTACCCGGTCAAATACATCGAGAGCGGAAAAGAAATTCAAACCACGATTGCCTATCTCACCCCGGCCAAGGCGATCAAGCTTCATTGCTTGGATTGCAGCGGGGGCAGCATGGGGGAGCGGCGCAATTGCCATATCAAAACTTGTCCCTTGTGGCCGTTTCGCTGCGGGGGAGTCGATGAGAGCCTAAAAGGGACTCAGGAAATCGAAATTTTACCGGAAAACGCGCACAGGGAAGCGGTTTAGCCGACGATCTCGCCCGGACCCATATCAACCTACACGGGGAGGAAGGGGGCTGTCCCATGGATTCACTGACCAAACATCGGAGCAAGCTGGCCGACCGGGGCGAGCGATATCTTCAAATCGTCCTTGATCCTGAAACCATGCTCAAACTCGAAGCGCTTAAGGGTGAGCTTCGACTTCGGCGGCGAACCTCCGAGATTATCCGGCGGGCTCTCATGTTGCTCTATGAGAAGACCTTCGGCAGGTAACCACTTTCATGAAATTAGCAAGCGACTGCACAAACTCAAAGGGGGACCATGAATCAAGAAATAAGAAAAGCGCTGCTCAGATTCAAAGATAAAATCAAAGTTGACCCTCTAACGGGTTGCTGGCTATGGCAAGGATCGAAGGATCAGAAAGGTTACGGACTGTTCGGGTTTGGGGGAAGCGGAAGAAATGTGCGGGCGCACCGCTGGCTTTACGAAACATTGCGGGGGCCGATCCCGGAAGGCTTTGAGTGTTCCCATGTCTGCCACCGCCGAAGCTGCGTCCGTATCGATCACCGTCATGTGATCGTAGAAACTCACGCTGAAAATTGCAGGCGGTCGGCGGCGCTCGGAAGGTATGCAGAAAGCAAGCGGGGCGAGAAAAATTATTGTGCAATCCTATCCGATGAAGGGGTCAAAATCCTGCGCACACTATGGGCGGAGGACAAAGAAATCTTTCCTGCCAGAAGACTCGCGGAACTATACGGGGTAAGCGTTTACACTATTTACAATGTACTCGGGCGGCATACTTTCAAACACATATAAACCGTTCACACATGGGGGTGGGCCAAGATCAATGATTCTCTGCTATCATGGATTGAAAATGATTCCGTGAAGTAAAGATAATCTTCTTTGTCAGCTTAAGCTAAACAGTGGCAGTTATCGAAAAAATTAGGCCACGGGCATTTCATCCTGCAAAAATCTATTCTCTGCAAAGCCTCTACCAACATGAATCTACAAGGATTCACTTCCTCGAAGTAGACAGATTACCTCTTATCGGACACGCCTACAATTTTTATCTCGAATACTTTCACGCAGTTAAAAAATTCAGTCGAAATTATCAGTCGAAAAGCGGTAATTATGAGACACTTTTTCGACTCTCAGCGCTTCCGCTGCGGCGGTTCATCGGAGGCGGTTCCCCCGTGGAGGTTTTCGGTTGGGCGGCTCCAAACCCGTTTTTGACCGCAGAAGATATTGACAAATGGATTTTACCTATGATCCAAAATCATCATATTACTAAGCTTTGCAAAATAGTATAGACGTTTATGCTGCGTATCGTGTTGTCTCAGTTTGGAAGAAGCTGCAAACCAACTGCGGAGACTTTTGCAGCTTTCTCATATGAGAGATCACGGAGCGCTTCATTTCGGGTTTGGTGTTTACGACTTGACGGCCGATGGCATGGTTTTTCAAATGATTCCACACCCACTCATCGGGATTGAGTTCGGGCGAGTACGGCGGCAGAAAAAACAGCCGCAGACGATCCTTAACGGAGTCAACAAATTGGCTGACCTTCTTGGCTCTGTGTGCCGGATGTCCATCAACCACCAAGAAAATCGGCCGCTTGGCATTGTGAATCAGACGGATGAGAAAATCGATGAACACTTTCGCGCCCACCCGGCCTTTGGTGATCATGAAGCGCATCTGCCCCTGCGGGCTGATGGCCGATATGAGGTTAAGCCCAAAGCGCGCCCCAGTGGTGGAAACGATTGGCGTTTTACCGCGTTTCGCCCAAGTTGTTCCACTATGATAGTCCGAGCGCACACCGGCTTCATCCCCAAAGTAGATTTCTGCCTTGGCCTTGCGCGCCAGTGTTCTGATTTTGGGAAATTCCTTTTGCAGCCACTGCTCGACTGCCTCGGGGTCTTGTTGGTAGGCACGCCACATCGGCCGCTGTGCGCTCAGTCCCAGCTGGTGAAGCAGTCGGCTGACCGAGCTGCGGCTCAGCCGAACCCCGTACTTGTCCTTGATCAAAGTCACCACCATGGCGGTCGTCCACAAGGCAAAGGGGAACTTCAATTGCAACGGATTCTTATTGGTGATTGTGTTGTAGAGCCAGCGCAGAGCGGGACCGCTAAGCTTCCGGGGTCGACCCCCCCGCTTGCGGGCATCCAACGCGTCCCATCCGCCATGCCGGTAGCGGGCCAGCCACCCGTAAAGCGCCTGGCGCGATACCCCCAGCACGCGAATGACTACCTCGGGGCTCTCACCAGCTTGCACCGCATGAATCGCACGTTGTCTCAGATCCGTCAGCTCCTTGTGTGTCAACCGTCGCGCATCTTGCTTTTTCATGCCACTTCGTAGCAAGGTAGAAGTAAAATGTCAACACTATTATGCAAAGCTTAGTACTTCCTTCGTCAAATGAAAAAATAGGAGTACAGCTTGACAGGGGAAGTATTTTTGATGTAGCATGGCTCTCGACATACTCCCTTGAACCTCCGGGCGCCCCGCCCATGTTGCACAGCGGGATTGCCAACGGCGGCAATGGTTGCGCAGTGAACTTTTTAAGGCAACGATTGCCCACGGCCATGGCGAATCCCTCTCAACCCCGATCCAAGTCTTCTGGAAAGTTTGCTCCCGCCAAGGATTCCCCGAAGGTCTTGCAGTCAAGGCCGGGGATCTACGGTTTCAGTGCTTGGTTTTCGTTCCACCGCCCCCGCGTGCTCACCAGCAAGTCCACCTATGAGCCGATCAAGCTGACACGCCTTCAAGCTGAAACCATCAAGCAGATTCTGGCGGTAACCCCCGAAGGCAAGTTGAAGCATTCGCTCACTCTCACCATTTGGCCGCGACGGCACGGCAAGTCAACCATCAATGCCCTGATAATCCTTTGGCTGTTTACCACCCGCAAGAACTGGACATGCCAGCTCTTGGGCACCCAGTATGACCATTCCAGAAAAACGCAATTCAACCTTCTGAAGAAGATCGTCCGAAATACTCCTTCCCTGCTCAGAATCATAAATGAAGAAAACCTTTTTGCGGATGAAATCCGGCTTCCAAAAAAGGGAAACGTCATTCAGACCGGAAACACCACGATGAGCGGGGCTTTCGGTGATCGTTACAACTGCCTTTGGGTCAGTGACCTTCATTCTCATGGGGATCTTGAGCCATTCAACGCGATGATGGCTTCGCTTTTGGACAGCGAAGAAAGCTTGATCCTGATTGACTCGAATGTTGATGCAACGGACGGGCATGTTCACGCCTTGCAGCGGCAGGCGGAAGAGGATCAAGGGATCTTCTGCCACCACCTGAGCTATGCGGATTTAGCGACCTTTGAGGCGGAAGCCCCACCTTGGATAAACAGAGCAAAAGCCCGGCAGCTCTTCAAATCACTTTTGCCATCGGAAGCAGACAGAGACCTGTTAGGCAAGCGGGGCGATGCCAAGAACGCCCTCTTCACCCGAGACGTGATCGAGCTGTGTCAAGATTCCTCCTATCAAATCCCGGTCACCCCCGAGGGGTTGAAGGCACTGGTCAAGGGAAGGGCTTATAAAATAGGAGCGGGGTTAGACCGGGCGAAGAATCTCTTCGGATCACTCGGGGGCACGGATGCAACAATTTTTTCAGTCGTTGCAAAAGTGGCAAGCCCCCTACATGGGGAACCGGAATTCTATTTGCTGGATCAAAAAAACATCACGCCAAATCTTTCGCGCAGTGTGAAGAAGGCAATTCTCGAAGCTCATCAACTCTACAAGCTGACCAACTGCATTCTTGAGAATTATGAGACCGGCGATTTGTATAGCTGGTGCCTTGAACAAAAAATTCCGGTTGAGCTGTTGAACGCCCATGAGTCGAATCAGAATGTCATTTTCCCTGAACTTTATCGCGTGGCGAAAGAGGGGCGGCTTCACTTCCCCGCCACCATGGGGGAGCTGACAAGCGAGCTTTCAACTTTTTCCTACACGCTGAAGGCCAACGGGAAGTATTCCTTCGGCCATGCTCAAACCAAATTCAAGGATGACCGGGTTTACTCGCTCGCCTATTCGATTTTCTCCCTTCGGGAGTCAGTCCTTCACTCATACGTATTGGGCTCCTTCGCCTGCCGGAACAAGTCCCCGAACCGTCACCACTGCTTTTTGATGAGTGATTCAGGAGAATTGATCCTGACGTGTTCGAATTTCTGCCCGGCTTACAAGCAGGTTGAAACCATGTGGCATTCATACCGGGAACAGCTCATGGATTCCGAGCTGACCCTTCAGGATTTTTTTCAAATCAAGGTTAGGCGGGAGGGTGCCCGGCTGTATCAGGCGGCTTAATGGTGCACGCGCATGCAGGTTTCATGAAATGAGGTGACGCAATGCTTTTCGCTTCGATGGTTCCCCAGGTCTTCGAGCAAATGAAGATTGACGCCTATTCGCTCGCAAATACCGCCCGCAAGCGGGAGACCGCCAAGCGGCTTGACTTCTACTTCTCCGAGCAACTGGAATATTTGGAAGCTCAGCTTGCCGAGCTGTTCAGTGATCCGTCTTCCATGGTGCGCTGTCACCTTAACCTTGTGCGCAAGATCATCAACCAGCTTGCCCAGGTCTACCGGACCCCGCCCGCCCGGACCATCGAAGGCGGAAGCGAGAAAGACAAAGAGCTTTACCAGGAGATTGCTGAGGGGGCCGGGCTGGACGTGAAGATGAAACAGGCTTCCCGATTCTGCAAACTCTTGAAGACGATTCTCCTTCGCCCCGTGTGGCGGAACAACCGCATGGACCTGGACATCCTCACCGGGGATTTTGTGGACGTGATTACCGGGGACACGCCCGAGCAGCTCCTCGAAGTGCTCATCACCGACTACGGACCATCGGGGAAGATCGAAGACGTTACCTTCTCTCACTGGACGGCTTCAAGCTGGCGGCGGCTGGATCACAACGGCAACATTCTTGAGCAGGCCGAAAACCCTTACGGGGTTCTCCCGTTCCTGCCGGTCTTCGATTACCCACCCACCGGCTCCACGTTTTGGCTTCCCGGCGGCTCCGACCTCATCGCCATTCAGGAAGCCGTCAATCTCAAGCTCACCGATCTGCTTCACCTGCTTTCAACTCAGTCATTCGGTGTCGGCTTTATAAAAGGGGCAAGCCAAGGCGGGGCGAATCTCCGGGTTGACCCCGGCTCCCTTGTGGAGCTGCCCGAGAACGGGGAAATCGGTTTCCGCTCCCAGGAAGCCCAAATTTCCGAAGTGGTCAACGCAATCGACAAGCTGGTCAAGTGGGCTTGCGTCTCTCAGGGGCTCTCCGCTGCTTCCATGTCCACCGATCTTTCCGACCGTCAATCGGGAGTGGCGAAGCAAGTTGACATGCTGGAAATGAGCGAGTCCAGAACGGATGACCTGCCCCTATACCGCACCTATGAGAAGCAGCTCTTCTCCTTAATGAAAGTGGTGTGGAACACCCACAACCCCACCAAGAAACTTTCCGACTCATGCACTCTGGCCATTGATTTTTCAGACCCCCGCCCGGCGGCGGACCCAAAGACGACCGCTGAGGCTTGGGATTTGAAATTGGCAATGGGCGTGATTTCTCAGGCCGACATAATTTTGGAACTCAATCCCGATATCACCACGAGGGAAGAAGCAATAATTCACCTGCTCAAGCTCAAGGAAGAGCGGGAGCTATTTCAATAATCCGTCTGACCAAGACGTAAAAAAGGGAGGAACACCCGATGACAGAAGAACAGAAGGCCCAGGAACAGAAAGAGCAAGACCGCAACGCCAGCGACAAAGGCGGAGAGCAGCGGGAGCGGATGATTCCGAAATCCCGCTTCGATGAAGTGAACCAGCAGAAAAAGGAAGCATTGGCCGAGCTTCAATCCGTGGCGGATAGCCTCCGAGAAGAAATCCCAGAAGACAAGCGGGATCTAATCCCGGATCTGCCCCCTGCCCAGCTTATTCAATGGCTAAGAAAGGCAAGCAAGGCGGGGCTCTTCTCTGTGAAGGCCATCGATCCGCCCGATGGTGGAAAGAGGCCAAACAGCAAACAAACCCAAGACCTAACCGGCCTAAGCCCTCAAAGCATAATGTCCATGGGCTACGGCAAGAAGTAAAAGGAGAAATAAACCATGGCTGAGTATCTCACTTTAGCGGAAGCTGCGAAGCTGACCCAAAACGAATTGAAACGCGGGGTCATTGAAGTTTTTGCCCGAACCTCTCCCGTCCTGCAAGTCATGCCCTTCATGAACATTGCGGGGCAGGCGCTCGTTTACAATCAGGAGCAGACCCTTCCGGGGATCGGCTTCCGGGCGATCAACTCCACCCCGACCCCGGACACCGGGGTTGTCAATCAGGAAGTGGAATCGCTCATGGTGTTGGGCGGAATCACCCAGGTTGACCGAGCCCTTGTGAAGATGCAGGGCAACGTCAACAACATCCGCGCAATCCATGACGCCATGAAAGCGAAAGCGGCGGCTCTCGAATTCACCCGAGCTTTCTTCAAGGGGGATCACGACGGAACCCCGACCGAGTTCGACGGGCTGGAAAACCGCCTGACGGGTGCCCAGGTGATCGACTACACCGGAACCGGATTCCTTGCGGCAGTTGACGAATTGATCGATAGCGTCGTGGGGGCTCCTGATGCCATCTTCCTTAATAAAACAATGAGGCGTTATCTCAACGCCCAGGTGCGGGCGGCGGGGCAGGCCATCGAAACCGTGAACGATCAATTCGGGCGACGGCTCCAAGCATACGCGGGGATACCTCTGCTCACGGTTGAGGAAGACGCCGAGGGGAATGACATCCTTGGTTTCGACGAGGGTGCGAGCGATTACACCAGTATATATGCTGTTCGCTTCGGCGTGGGCGAGTACGTTTCCGGCATTCAGTCTGGCGGAATCGAGGTTGAAGACCTTGGGTTAGTCGGGGTCTTCTATCAAACGCTGATTGAGTGGATTTGCGGCATGGCCGTTTTCCACCCGAGAGCGGCGGCGCGATTGCGCTACATTGAAAACCCCTACGGGTCAACGACCACGACCACGACCGCTTAACCCGTGAACCCGTGGGAGACCTCTCCTTCCGCCCTCCCGCCATGGCGGGTTTCGGCTCCTTTACCGCCGGGGCGGCGGGGAGGTCTCCCATAAGACCCAAGACGCCATGGCCGACATTTTCAACGAGCAGATGAAGCTAACCCACCGGGTTGAGGGGCTCGTCAACGCCTTCAAAGACGAGCTGACCAAGACCCTTGAGGGGGCTCTCGAAGAAGTGGAAGGAAAGCTTCTCCTGCTATCCGCCAAAGCGGAGGAAACCCCTTCCCACGTCCGGCGGAAGGCGTATCTCGAAAAGCAGCGGGAAGAGCTGCAAAAGGTATTGAACGAAATTTATAAGGACATCGGAGAGGGGATCAAAACCCGAGTGGTGCAACTCGCCCAGGTCATGCCGGGGATCATTCACAAGATCGTGGTTGAATCCTTGCCGGTCTCCTTCACCATGGGCATGGGGGTGCCCAAGCTCTCCAAAAAGGAAGTGGTGGCGTGGTTTGAATCGTCACAAATCGAAGGATCATTTTTCAACGACTGGATGAAGAAGCTTGAATCCAATACCGTTGACCGGGTGATCTCCGAGTCCCGCCGATCTCTTGTTCTGCATGAATCCCCCACCAAGACGGCGAAGCGGTTACAGGAAGCGCTAAACGTCTCCCGGCATTCCGCTTCAACGCTGCTCAATACAGCGCTTCAAGAGGCGGTGAATTATGCGGAGCTTGAATATTACCGGGAGCGAATCCCCAAGGTCATGTTTGTGGCCGAGCTTGATCGGCGGACCTGTCCCCTATGCCGTGGGCTTGACCTTCAGGTTTTCGACATCAAGGAAGCCCAGGCGCAGAAGCCACCCCTTCACGCAAATTGCCGTTGTCGGCTGTTCCCTGTTTTCAAGTCCATGGAAATCTACGGGCTTGAGAAAGCAAAGCGGGTCACCCGGAAGGACACCAAGCCCCGGACGATTCACCACAAGGACGGAACAACAAGCACCACTTATGAGGGGTTCGAGACCGAGCTTATCCCCTGGAAGACCACCTATAACGACTGGATGACCAGCATGGTGGAAAGCTCAGACCCCAAAGACCGGGCCTTCGCCCGTGAGGCTCTCGGCAAAACCCGCTTCGAGCTGGTCAAATCGGGAAAGCTTGAAATGAACTCCCTCTATTACGGGGGCAGGCTCAGAACGATCAAGGAACTTGAGGAGCTAACCTAAAATGGCAACGACGACCACCACCATT